CGGAGATGTGTATAAGAGACAGGTAATATATAGTGCAAATATACGATTTTTCATCTATTTTCTAAATTTTACCCATAAAAATATGTCTATAATGTTGTTTTTATAGAAAATAGGTGATATATTTGCATTATTAAATCATGTGATATGATAAAAATTGACGTCCAACTCGATGAAGAGTTACCTGATAGAAAAGGAAACTTTGCAATATGTCCGGTGTGTAAACAGAAAATAATGGACGTTGAGGAAGTTTGCGGAAGTTCTTCCATTAGGATTATATGCAGGAGATGCCGTAAATTTATGAGAGTTAGACTGACGAAGGAATAATAGTAATATTAGATATGCAAGCCAAAGAGCTTATTGACGCACAAAGCGTTGATAGGCTCTTTTTTTTATAACACAACTAAATAAAACACGATGGAGAAAGAACAAATCTTATCCGAATTAACGACAAGACTTGGACAAACCAGCCTTTCGTCACAGACATTAATGAAGTACATAGACCTTAACCCGTTAGAGGAAGGAAGTGAACCTGACGATACTTACTTCAACAAGGCTACCGGATTTCTGCAAGGGTTACAGGGACAGTACAATCATGATGTAGCAACACAAGTTGAGGATTTCAAGAAAAACTACAAACCTCAACCAATCCCGGACGATGCAAAAAACGAACCAAACGAGGGAACGCTTGCCGCCAAATTGAAAAAAATGGAAGAAGAGCTTTTGCAGCTAAAAGGGGAAAAGGAAGCGGAGAAAAGAGCCGCGTCAATCAACGAATTAAAGGCCGAATCCAAAAGCCAGTTAAAATCTCAAATCGAGAATGGTGGAAAAAACATCTGCAACGATGAGATCCTCGGCATTGCCATTTCCGATGTGGAAATTACAGACGGAATGAAAGTGGAGGACATTGTAAACTGTGCTAAACGCAACTACGAGAAAAGATACAAGGCGATTTTCGGAGACGGAGCATCCCCAAGTATCAATCAGTTTGCGGAAACCGGAGAAGAGCAGGCAAAAAGCCGAAGAGAAGCCTTTAAGGAGTTAATGAAATCAAGAGGCAAGCTCCCGAAAACCAAATAACACATTTTAAAACAGACAAAAAAAGATGAGACAATTAGGAACATTCAACACTATCGGTCAATTCCGGTCGGAATTTGGCGGTAATTTTCCTGTATGGTCGAGAGTTCGAGAACTGTATCAAGGAGGCGGTATGATTGATGTTGCCGGAATGGGATTAAACCCTGGCGATATTATACATGCTGGCACAATGGTTAAGTTCAACGGCCCCGGCAAACAGGTAGAGGTGATTACTGCGGAGGGAGTGACAGGTGTAAAAGCGGTAGTAACGCTGACTATCACCAACAAAGCTACTGCCAACGGAGATTTATCCTTTGTATTGGGAAGCAAAAGCTACTCAATCGCGGTAACAAGCGCTTCGGAAACAACCCCCGAACTGGTCGCTACAAAGATTGAAGGCGGCAAAGCCACTTTCACAGAATGGGATGTGAAAAGAAGTGGCGCAGTGCTGACATTCACGCAAAAGACAGCTGCAATGGTTCCGGCCTACATGTTTATCCCCGGAAGCACCGGAGTAACAGGGGCAATGGAACTTACCAAGCAAGGTGCAACTGCAAGCGGAAACTTAAGTGACGTAAACGGCCTTGTATTTGAGGATGTCTGCATCCCCGAAGGTTGCATTTCTGCAACATGTGCCGTAGTAAGAGCAGGTAGAATATACGCAGACCGAGTAGCGGGCGGCGGTATTCCTAAATCAGTAGAAGCGCAATTACCTATGATTGAGTTTGTGCGCGAATCCAATGAATAAGAAAGGGGGATAATATGTACACAAGAAACAAAGAATTTTACGATATTGTAGGTAGAGGACTTGCCGCTATGGGATACACCGGCAACAAGCCGTTGGAAGCATGGATTAACGAAATGTTTGCAGAAAAGTATAACGCAGAGCAGACTTTTGCCCAAATGGGATTCCCGCTGAATCCTAATATTCCTCTGAATCCTACTTACGAACAGATTGAAGCAACGGTTCGTCCGTACACACTGGCTACTTACGTAGACATCGACAGTGACGGTGCAACCAAGTCAACCGATGGCCTTTCGTTGCAAATGGGCGGCCTGCCTACTTTCAAGCATGAAATTACGTTGAGCCGTAAAATCTTGCGTGAAAAGATGATGCTTATGGATGCTATCGGAGGTTCCACTCCGGAAATGGAGGCTACAATCATGGAACTTCTGTTTAACGGAGTAGACAGCTTGCTTGGCGGTAACTACAACACGTTCCTGTATCAGAGAAATCAGGTTATTTCCAAGAAAGGGAATCTGATTATTGACGCAGCTAACAATCCTCTTGGCATCTCATTGTCAATAGACTTTGGTGTTCCCAAGAAGAATATTAAAGATTCTTATTGGTACAAGAAAGTCGATTCAACAGGAGTTGTTTCACAGGAAGCAGCCGTAGGAACTTCAATTGACCCTATCAAGGTGATGCGTGATGTCATCCGATACAGCAAAGAGAAAGACTTTGCACCGCAGGGACATTGGGAGGTAAGCAAGACTACTTGGGATGACATCATCAATCTGCCGTATTTCCGTCAGATGTACACTGTTGCCAACCGTCCGGATATTTCTGACAAGGATATGCAACTTGCGTTTGCAAACCTCGTCACAGATGACGCAATCAAGGCGTTTATCGAAGCTCGTATCGGCGCTGAAATCAGAGTGGTTGATTCTATCTCCGTAGTAGAAAGCTACGATAAGGATACGCAGAAAATCAACTACAAGACCTTGCAGAACTTCGAGGAAGGTGTTATGGCGTATGTCCCGAACGAAGATTTGGGAGACGTACAATGCGGACGTCCTATCTTCATGGAAACGCCGGGTGCACGTACTGCTTTGTATGACGGCGGGCGTACTCTGATTCGCCAAGTATTCAACGACGAAACCATGACGCAGACTATCAAATCGGAAGTTACCGGATTGGTTGTTCCTAACAAGGTTCGTTGGTTCTACTACTTGAACATTAAGGGTAAATAACCATGAAAGATTCTCTAAATACAACTACCGGCACAACCATTGAAGAATACCTTCGTGGCTGTGTCGGCTTCGAGGTTACAGACAACGCAATCAATACGATATTGATTGACAGAGGCATCACCTCCGGTTCTGATGTAACTACAATCGAAAAGCGTCTCAAGGACTTATGCCGGGCAGATCTTTATATGTGGTGCGCGAGCACTCCGAGTGTAACGGGAAGTGTAGAGGATGCCAATGGCGTTTGGAAACATAAAGAAGGCGGTACAGAGAGTTCCGCTTATGACAAGCGCAATTTACGGCAAATGGCTAATGACATATATGCTTTGTATGGAGAGAATGTTAAGAAATCGTCTATTAAGATTGTCAACTTGGGTATGAACATGAACAAAAGGTGGCCTCTATGAAAGTAAACAATCCACGTTTTCCGCATACATGCAAGGTGTATCGTATTTCGGGGGAAACCTCGTTTGAAGACGGATCGGAAACAGTTCTGTATGAGGGAGAATGCAACAAGTATGGAAGCTCCTCTTTGAGAACATTTACGAAAAGCAACGTTATAAAAAGCGATTACGCCATAGATATTCCCAGACTTGTGAAGGGTATTATCGCGGGAGACCTTGTTGACGTTACCGACTACGGCGGAACCTTTAAAGCGTGTGTCGTAACTGATTGCTATCCTACGGAAATGGGGACAACGCTATATTTTAATCTGGCTAAAAATTAAGGTATGGAAGATAATACTAAAGTCTTGGAGGACGCGAAGAAGAAGATTAATTCTGTTATTGACAACTATATGTTGGATAGGATAACGGAGATCGCCATTAAGCTCCTGCATGACGGAGTAGTATCAGCGCAATATCATAATGTAACCGGAAATACGTTGACTTCATTGGCTGTCGGAATTTATTATAGAGGCGGGCTTTCCCGAATAATAACCGCTGTTGTCACACAAGGATTAAAGAACGCTACCCGCCCTAAATTGAGCAGAGGAGACGGACTTGGAGTGATAATGGTAAGAAGCTATGAAAACGGAAGGCTTATACCTATAAAAAAGTACAATCTGATTGATACTAACGGAGAATACGGATTAACCACATCTGTAAATTTCCTCAAGAATTATAGGTCTCCTCGTGATGTAATAGGGTTGGTAATGTGCACAGGTACTGAATATTCCAACTATTTGGAATCCAAGAAAGGACTGAATGTGCTTTCCGACACATACGATTACGCAGAGAGCATAGCTAAGATGACATTTAAACCGATGTAAGTTATGGGATACGAGCAGGATTTTAAATACAAAGACGCGCTTAAATCATTGTTTAATGCAGCAACTGCGGTTAGTGATAACGTGTTTACCAATGACCGACCCGCTGCCGTTCCTAAGCAAATGGATAATTTCATAGTAGTATCACTACCAGGACAATTGACTTCCTCGACTTACGGATGCGGTTTTGGAAACGTACAAACATACTGCACCGTAGAGGTCTACGTGAGATTAAAGAAAAGCGGCGTTGAAGATTTAAATGTAATGGACGCCCTTGTCGGGAAAGTCCTTTCCTTGTTCCCGATTAGTGACAGTGTCATCACCGTCTCTAACCCAAAGCTGACACTGAAAGGTAATGACGGATTAGGGTTTAGCGCTACATTGATAAGGGCTGACCTTGTGATAAAATAAACATAAAATAAACAATTAAAACTTTTTATTATGGCAATGAAATCAAAACAAGAGTTGAAAGAGGTGTTTAGCGGTCTTTCTTCTATCATGCTGGTAAAGGGTGGTATTACTGACTTTGCAACAGTGGAGCCGGATTTTGACTTGCCCGTTACTGTGGATTCCCTGAACCTGTCCCAAGCAGAACCCACGTTGAACCGTACAAAGGTACATGGGCTTCAAGCGGACTGGGCTGTAACAAGTACGGCAGGTGACATTACATTTGCGGCTACCGTACCGAGTATAAGCGAGGATTTGGTTAGTTTCTTCCTCGGAGAAGCCAACAAGGTAGCAACTTCTACTGTAAACGGACAAGAGTATTCCGGAATCTCCGTAACTCTGAACAGTAAGAAGATTAATGCAGGTTTTGCGTTGTTGAGCGAAGACGGAGAGAAATGTATATTGGTTAAGAAAATGGCTATCTACGCACGCCCGTTGTTCGAGAACGCATCCACCACTCCGTTTGCATTTGCGCTTAGTGGAACGATTGAAATTGAAGACGGTGCAGCGTCCACTGCTGCTTCTGACGACAATATCGCGTTCTTAACAAAAAAAGCCTCCTGACCGTAGCTCCTACTTCCCTGTCTTTCGCCAGCAGCGCTGATAATACAGGGAAGACCATTACAGCTACAACAGAAGAAAGCCCAGTATCTGCTTCATCAACAGAAACATGGTGCAAGACTTCCGTAAGTGGCAAAGTGGTAACGGTCAAGGTTGATGCAAATAATGGAGCATCTGCCAGAACTGCCATTGTGAACATTTCTACCGCAAGCAAAGCAGCAGCAGTAGAAGTTACACAGGATGGTACTGGTACCTAATATTAATGGCGGTGAGCTTTATGCCGCCGCCTTTTCTTTTTACACCTCAAAACATTATGAACGACAAAACGATAACTCAACCTACTTCGGTAGAACAGGAAAGACTTGATGAAGTGCTTGAAAACAGCACAGACTATGTATCTCTTCGCGAAAAGGAGATTGGAATAAAGTGGCTTCACCGGGGAACGATAAGAAAACTGACGCACACTTTTATATCGTGCAAACAAGACGATGAGGTGACAGCCCGATGTGCGTCCCTTATAATCCTGAATAACTGGTGGAAAATAAGGCTTTTCCATTGGATACATTGGCGCATTCTGTGGAAGAAATATACAGACCAAGAACTGACAAGTGTCGTCGCTCTTGGTAAAAAAAAAGTGGAATTTCAGAGACTTCAATACTTGAACATTACCATGTTCTTGACAGGAATGAAGGACACAGTGATGACGATGACGAGAAAGGAAGCAGATCGTATCCTTCAAGAACTTCGGCAGGAGCAGCCTTTGCAAACGGAGAAAAACATCCCGAATTAACCCGCCCTCTCGTTCTCTTTTGGGGAATGGTGAATATCCCTAACTGGTACATGGACTGGGTGCTTACCAATGCTCTGTATGAGCTTCTTATATGCGATGCTCCTATTGTGGTGTACAATAATGACGATAAGGTAGACAAGGGAATGCACACTTCCAAAGAGATGAAAGAGCTGACAAGAAAATGGGAGGCAAAAAGGAAAGAGCAGGAAGCTAAAGGACAAAGAATATCTCTTAATGATTTTATAGTAAACGGCGTTAACGCTATTAAAAAGGACACAAAATAACAATCGACATGGCAGACCTCGGAAATTTGAATTTTGGGATTCACCTGAAAAATTATACAGAGCAAGAATACGAAGCTATCAAAAAAAAGCTCGTCAACATGCACGCAACCGTCAGCGCGAAAGTAGGATTGAAGGTTGATGTAAAAGAGATTGAGGATAAAGTAGATTCCTTGCTGAAAAACAAGACGTACAAGGTGAAGCTTGAGGTGGATAGTGAGAGTATCAAGAAGCTTACAGAAACCTTTAAAGGGCAAGGTGTGAATACAAGCGAATTAAGAGCCATGAGGGGTGTTTCTCAAATAATGCGTGCCGACGCTTACGCCAACTCTCAAAAGGCCCTTGAGCAGCTTAGAAACGCCCGTTTACAAGCAGCAAAAGCCGCAGATACGCATAATTCCGCTATGAAGCGGGCAAATACAACCATGTCTTCCCAGTCTCGAATAGCCGGAGAGTTAAGAAATCAAATCGCCAACGTGTATTCCATATATACAGTAGAGCGTTTTGTTAGGGGATTATATACCATTGGTGGGGAGTTCCAAAAACAACGCATCGCACTGACCTCTATTATCGGGGATAGCATGAAAGCTGAAACGATATTCAACCGCATCAAGGAGTTAGCGGTGGCTTCCCCGTTCCAGTTTAAGGAATTAGCGTCATACGCAAAACAGCTTTCTGCATATAGTATCCCCTACGAAGAGCTTTACGATACGACTAAGCGGCTTGCTGATATTTCCGCGGGTGTCGGTGTTGATATGGGACGTATCATATTGGCATACGGACAAGTTCGTAGTGCCGCGTTTCTTCGCGGGCAAGAGCTTAGACAGTTCACAGAAGCAGGCATTCCGTTAGTTGATGAGCTGGCGAAACGGTTTACCGTTCTTGAAAATAAAGTTGTCAGTGCTGGAGACGTATTCGATAAGATCAGCCGAAAAGAAGTCAGCTTTGGCATGGTGAAAGATGTTCTTTGGGAGTTAACCAATGAAGGCGGGAAATTCTACAACATGCAGGAAGCTCTCGCAGAAAGTCTTGCGGGTAAATGGAGTAACTTGCAAGATGCTTGGGATGTAATGATGGCAGACATTGCAGAGGGTAATAGCGGCGTCCTTTCTGATAGTTTGGAAATACTTACCAAGCTGATGAAACATTGGGAAACCGTTGCCGATATACTTGGCATGTTGGCGTTTGTATATGGTTCGTATAGAACTGCTGTTATGTTGACCAATGTCGCAACTAAGGGATTGCTGGTTGTGCAAAATGCGTTAAACGCTGCAATGAAAAAGAATCCAATAATTTGGATTATAACTCTTATCGGAACCGTAGTAGGAGCATTGGTTATGTTTCGAGAGGAAGTCAAAACTACAACAGAAGTTATTACAGATTTAAATAAGACTATTTCCGATACGAACGATAAGATGAAGGGGAACAAGGCTGTTGACGGACTTATAGACCGATACGAAACCCTTAGCCAAAAAGCCAACAAGAGCGCAGAAGAAAGCAGGGAATTAGGACGTATAACCAAGAACTTATCTAACACCTTCAAGGATGCAGTAACCCAAACAGACAAATACGGAGTAGCAATATCCCTTTCTGTTGAGAAGATGCGAAAACTTTCTCAAGAGCAAAAGGAATTGTACAAAAAACAATTTATCGGCACCATGGCAAATGCGCAAATACAAAAGCAGAGCGTAGACGTTGAAAGAGAAAGGCTTGCCGGGATTATCAGAGAGGGTGGATATAGAAGGTTTGACGAGACAGGAAGAGAACTATCCTTTGCCAAATATAAACCGGAGGATATTACTAAAGCAAGAAACAGACTGTTGGAACTTGAAAAGCAAAGTTTAGACTTGGCTAACATTATAGATACAGCCAGACAGTCTTATCATTCGATGAGCCAAATAGATATAAGTAAACCATTGACTGATTGGGAAAAGGAAGCAAACTTGCTCGCTGGAGATTTGAATGTCATAAAGCCTAAAGAGAGTGAATCGTATGAAGAATACATGAGCAGGTTATCTACTAATATAAGTTATTTAAAAAAGAAAATAGACAGCCTTAATCCGAATAATAAATTTTCAGAAAAACAATTAGCGTCCTATAACAAAGAACTTGATACGACAAGGAAAATATACGAAACGTTAGGCGGAAGAGAAAAATCAACAGATACAGCCAAAGACCCTATTGCCGAGCAATGGAAGAATCGTTCCGACCTCATAGAAAAAGCTATATCCAGCTACGAGAAATGGAGAAAAATAGAGGGGGAAGAATCGGCATCCCAAAGAGTAAAGAATATACCCGAATTTGCACCCGTATTTGATAGCAAGGGGGTAAATTTAGACTTGAGCGATCCGAGTAAGGCGTACAAGTATATCCAAAACCAGCTGGATCAAAGCAAGGAGAAGCAAAAAGATTTATATGTTTCTCTTGGCGTTAAGATAGACAAAGAGCAGATTGAAAACGCAAAAAAAGAAGCCGATAACGCCTTAAAGGAAATAGAGAAATATGTCTCTCAAGCCGGAGAGAAATGGGACTTGTATAAAAAGCTATTTGAAGCGACCGGAAACAAAGCACTTTCCATGAACATTGCTTTCGGTGAAAACATATCATTTGAAAGCATTGTTGAAGATTTCCGCAATCAGCTTGGAGATGCCCTAAAAAAGACAGGAAGCAAGCTTTCCATTACTGATGTCCTTGCCATGAAAGAGGATGACGTAAAGAAGCAATTCGGAGAAGGACAGATTTTAAAGCTGTATCAAGCAATAAGCGAGGAGGGCAAGAAAATGCGGTCTGAAAGCATTGAAAACCTTTCAGGCATGATAGAAGATTATAAAGACTATTCCCAAAAGATAGAAGATATTGAACGTAACCGCCAAAAGAGCATTGCAGATATAGAGAAAAACAGGGAAAGCATAGGCAGCAAAGAGGCCGACACCCTTGTAAAAGAAGTAAACAAGCGGGCGCAAGAAGATACATCGTCTGTGCTATTCGATCAATTCAAGGAAAGCAGTGACTGGGTGCGTATCTTTGATGACCTTGACCGGGTATCTACATCTACGTTAGACGACATGATTTCTAAGGTAGAGGAATTTTCCCAAAAGCAAGGATTATCAATCGAAGATACCAAAGAATTGGTAGAGGCGTTGCGTAAGCTTCGTGGAGAATTTGCAGAACGAAGTCCGTTCAAGGCGTTGGAGGCCTCTTTTAGCAGCATTAAGGAGGCTAAAAACAGGCTGGAAGCATTGAAGAGCAGCGGAGCTTCTAAGGCAGAAATAGACGCAGCGGAAAATGATTTGAGTTCGGCTTATTCCGACCAGTCAAAGGCCATACAAGGCGTAATCGGTAAGTTTGATGCGCTTGCAGGAGCTGCGGATTTCTTAGGAGGAGTGTTTGAAAATCTTGGACTGGGAACAGGCCTTTCAGATGCTGCTGGAATTTTGGGAGGAGGGATGCAAGGAGCATCGCAAGGCATGGGAATGGCGACTTCTTTATTCGGGGCATCAGCAGGTCCTTGGGGAGCAGCAGCAGGTGCAGCGTTAAGCCTTATTTCCGGCATTGCGCAACTACATGACAAAAGACTTGAAAGAAGTATCCAGCGTAGCAAACAAAGAGTTGAGGAATTAAAGTCCGCCTACGATCAATTAGGAAAATCCATAGATAGATCGCTTGGTGGAGATGAAAGCATAGAGCGTGCCATATTGCTATATGAACAGTTGGAAGAACAAGTTAAACGCGCCGGGAGTTCGCTTACCGAAAGCTATAAAATGCAATTCCGAGTATTAAAGGACGAGGGTTTGGACTATGTGGAAGAATTAAAAAAACGGATAAAATCAATGGAGAGCCTCCCAGCCGGGATGCAGCGTTTTATGGGATTAAACTTTAAAATAGGTGTAGACAAGGAAGCGCTGGAGGCATTGGAAAAGGTTGGTGTGGGAAAGGAACTTGATAACAGCGTCCTTAAACAATATCAGGCCCAATACGTGGGACTTGTTTCTCAACGTGCAGAGATAGAGGGACAATTAAGAAACGAAGAAGGGAAAAAGAAATCTGATGCAGGAAAGATACAAGACTATAAGAACCAGCTTGCGGAACTGAACGAGCAAATCGCCTATTTCGTGGAAGATCTCACCAAAGATTTGTACGGAATAGATTTTCAGGATTGGGCAAGTCAGATAAGCGATGCGCTAACGGAAGCCTTTGCCAACGGAGAAGATGCAGCGCAGGCTTTTGACAACGTAGTGAACAACATCATGCGAAGTGTTGCCAACAACATATTAAAGAACTTGGTAATACAGCCCATGTTTGAAAAGTTACAGGATAAACTTTTCGGAGAAAAAGGCCTGTTTAAGGAGTTTACAGATATTCAAGACAATGGCGCTGTTGCAGCAGGGGCTATAAAAGACTTTTTCGACAATGAGGGGAAAGCCATGATAGATGCCTCGCAATCTTTCCTTGAAGCCTTTGATAAAGCTACCGGAGGAGCGCTTACAGCTACCGGGGAATCTTCCACATCCGGAATGTCAAAAACGGGCATCCAAGCCAGTGAGGACACTATGAACAGAACCAACTCCTATCTCAATAGCATCCGACAGGATGTAAGTGTAAAACGTGCTCTTCTTGAAAAATTAGGAAATGAAATTTTCCCAAAGTACAATATTCTCGCAGAACAGCAACTAACGCAATTAAGAGCGATAGCTAACAATACGCTAAGAAGTGCTCAAAACACAGAAGCCAACTTGGCTGTGTTAAAGGAGTTTATGGGATTAGTGGGTATGGTTATAGACAAAGGAAAACGAAAGATTAATATATAAAATTATGAACGACAAGGATTTAAGCAGAACATTACTCAACCAAGCGGTATCGCTGGGATTATGTACGGAATGGACGGAACAATGGGGTTCTCCCGATCAACAAGCGTTAATTGACAAGTATTTGCATGGGATTGATTTCTGTATAGACAAAGGGTACCCTACCAATACTTTCATAAAGGAAAACTTCGATAGGGATATTCTTCACAAAAACAACATTTTTGTTGATGAAGATGTACAAAAGCGAAATATGAGCCACACAGCCGTACTGAACGGAAGCTGTAAAGGTACTCTCCTATTTGACGGTTTCTCTATATGTGATTTGTATGTCCGTCATGATAGCGAAGTGACTATTGACTGTTCTCAGTATTGCAAGATATTCATTAACGTGTATGACCGGGCAAAGGTAAACGTAATTCAAAAAGGAATAGCATCTGTATATGTATATATTCATGGAGAGGACTGTGTAGTAGAAACCGAGGGAGATGTATTGCAAAGAAAAAGCCAGATGTAGTGTCTGGCTTTATTGTTTTATCTAAATAATAGTCAATTTATAAGCTTGCAAGCCACTTCTTGCCTGACTTGGTTTTAAGCCAAAGTGCAAAACCTCCCCCTATTATACTCGTAAATATAAATAATATTGTCAATCCATCCATATAATCACAACCCTTTTATCCACTTTTTACCGGAGGGAGTTTCTGTATAAATCCAAAAGGCAACAGTTATTACTGTTATAAGCCCAAACCCATATAATGCAACCATAATATTTATCTTAAAATGTTATTACCTATTTTTGCAAATAATACCGTAAGTATAATTCCCATAGAAACAAGAACAATTAATAAAATGTTATCATAAAGTTCTTCTTTCACAAGGGTTATTGCCAATCCCAAAGATAATACAGTGAAAGAAACTTGCGCCAAATTAAAAAAGAATCCTGCAAGTTTTTCACGCCTTACCTTATCCTTTTCCTTGCCCTCTTTCTTCGCTTCTTGTTTTTCGCTCCAATTACTCATTATAGCGCTATTTGATATGCAAATATAAGAAAGATAGAACGAATAAGCAAATAAATAACCAATAAATCAGTTTTTTAACAATAGTAATTTTAGAAAGATAGAACGAAAATATGTAAGGCAAGAAAAGCGGAGTTTCCTCCGCTTGCCCTGATTATGGTGTGAATTGCATAAGAACGCAATTGCTTCAGAAAGTACACTTTATAAAATATCAATATTTTCTATCTGTCCATCTGAATCAAATGTAACATTGTATATAAAAACATCCCCTGTGTCACATCCTTCATAAAACAAGCTAACTCCTGCCGTTTCCGGTTTAAATTTCTGGACATATATCTTAGAATTAAAAAAGAAATAAAACCAGTTTTGTATTCTTGGTTTAAACTCATCCGTAGAATATGTGGCTGTATTATAAGTATCAAACCTTGTTGTACAAAACCCGTAAGGAGCATTTATATGAACAAACTCTTTGCTTATGACTGGATTACTTTTATCTACAACAGCTTTTTTTGATTTTGAAAAAATAATTTTTTTATTTAGCGAGATACCATTTACGCCTGTATATGAAATATCCGCTGTTAATTCCTCGTTTGCAAGACTCATACTGTAATTAGTCTTACTTACCTTATAAGGATTTACGCATAGTACACTATTCTTATTTATCGTATATGCCCCTGAATCAATAAACTTTTCATCCAAATAAGCCGCATAAAATCCATCTTTATTAAAAGATATAAAATAATCACCGCTCTCCCATACCCCGATTAAATTTGAAGAATTAAGATTTTGTAGATTTTCTTCATTGTCAGAAGAACAAGAAGCAAACGAAATTAGGTATAAGGCCACCCAAGCCGTCATAAACAATATTTTTTTCATGATTTATGTATTATTAATTAATTATGAAGGAAAATACTTGTTGCTTTGTCTTATTTATTAATCATCCCTTCAATAACAGAACACGCTTTTTCAAAATTGCTAAGGATGTAATCGCCTCCGTCTTCTCCCTTATCGTTGAAATACAAATACTTATTAGAGCCATACTTCTCCAATCTAATAAACCATGTCACCTTTTTCTTTTTAACATAATATCCTACTACGAAATAATCATCGGTCATGAATTTATTCTCCAAATAGTCCGCTTCTTTTAAAACGTCAGTTTTAATATCATCTCTCATAGACTTAATAGCGTTTATTATTTCCTTTAAGTCTTCATATTCTATAAAAGCACATCCCCCATCTCCGTCTTTAGCTTTGCGTTCTATTCTGTAAAAATACTTCGATTCATTTCCTTTTACAACTTCTCTGACGCAATTCTCAGATTTGTAGGATGTAAACATGTAATTACCCACCAGCCCATCCACTACTGTGTCAATAAGTTTAATTGACATGCCTGTGTCAGATATAAATTGCTCCATTTTGGTTTTCTCTTTTGAAGATTGATTATCCACGTCTTGTGAATACATCGACATCGGCAATACGATTACCATTAATAATAAAATCTTTTTCATATTAGTATGTTTTATATGTATATAATGATACAAAAGTCGTCATAATTAACCCGCGTTGTTGTAATATACAGTATGTTATAAAACACATCCGCCCTTTTATTATCCGCATCGCTTGAGAAAATCACCTATTTTCTATATATTTGCACAAAAACATAGAAAATACATGAAAGTAGTTGATTTTCTAATAAGAAGTTTGCACTTTCAAAGATTGTATCTATCTTTGTTGCGCTAACAGATGACGATTGCATTCGTTACGCAGAGCAAGCGGTTAAGTTGCTCATTTTATACATGGGCTTTTTTTATGCCCTTATTGGATATTGGCGGTTGCCTTTACGTAAGATTATAGTATTTGCTCTCGTAGCGAATGCGCCATCTGTTAGCAGCGTAAAGTGCAACCGCTTTCTTTTTGATAAAGTTGCCACATATAATTTCTTATAATCTTAAAATGCTAACAGATTATGGCAGAATTAGTATTTCAAAACAGCAACGGCAATGATGTGACTACTTCATTACTTGTTGCAGAAGTGTTCGGAAAAGAACATAGTAAAGTAGTCAGAGACATTGAAAGTCTTTCATGCTCAGCGAGTTTTAATGCCGCCAATTTTGGCGTTATTACCTACATTGATAGCAGAAACCGAGAACAAACCGCTTATGAAATGACTAAAGACGGTTTCAGTTTCCTTGTTATGGGTTATACTGGCGCAAAAGCAGGTGAGTTCAAAGAGAAATTCATCAATGAGTTCAATAGACGGGAAGCATTGCTCAAAGATGATGATTACATCTTGATGCGTTCCCAGCAAATTTTGCAAAAACGCGTAGAAATTGCAGAGCAGAAAATTAGGCAGCTTGAAGAGAAGAACGCCAAACTAAAACCCAAAGCCGACTTTGCCGAAGCCGCTTTCAAAGCAGAGGGCAAAGTAGACATAGGCCAAGCCGCAAAGATTCTCAACCTCGGTTTCGGGAGAAACACCCTTTTTAAAAAGCTAAAGGAAGTGGGCGTATTCTTTAAAGACAGGAACGAACCGAAACAAAAGTACATTGACGCAGGGTATTTTGAAATGACGCTGTTACCGCCTATACACAGAGACAGCCACCCCGACATATTATATCAAAAGGTACTTTGTAAGCCCAAAGGACTTGCTTATATCAATCAGTTGTTCGGTGGGAAACCTTCTGACAGAAAGATTTCGCCTATAAAATAGTATAGCGCAACAACACATATTTGCGTAGTATTTAGTAAATTTGCAGAAACGAGTAGGTTATGGAGCGAATAAGACTTACAAAGGAGGAAAAGCAAGCATTTAGGATTGTTTCGGAATTTGGCGGAGAATGTCCTGTTACATATCCGAAGCATGTATTTGCCGCATCCGTTCGCTCTATTGAAAGAAAAGGGTTAGTAAAGGCTTCTTATTTGGTTGACGGTCAAGTGTGGAGTGTCAAACTCACCGAAGAGGGAAAGCATTACCTTGCCGTTAATCCAAACTTGCATAATCCTGTTAATTGGAATTTAATACTTTCCGTCATAGGTATTATTATATCTATTATAGCCTTATTCGTAAGCTGCATGAGGAAATACTAATCGCGCTATTTAATAAATTAGCATTCGGTTCAAATGCCCGATAGCCATAACTATACCCTATTATTAATATCTAAACAAATATTTCATCATGGAAGAAAAAATATACGAATTGCAGAAAGAGAATGTTTCCCTTGCGAGACAATTATTGCGCCTGTCCGAAGATTTACAGATGGCACACGAAAGAATAGATGAGCTTGAAAAGACGCTGAAAGGGAAACGCATGATAAATCCATACATGAAAATAGTTACTCCGGGCAAATGAAATTTATATGGCCGGATAGTATTGGCTATTAATCATAAGCAGAAGCAATAAAAATCATCTATTTTCTATGTTTTTGTATTGATTATTTAGAATATATTCTATATATTTGCATCAACATTGAACAAGCCAAAGAGCTGATTAACGGTATTCCCGTTAGTTGGCTCTTTTTGTTTTTTTACAACACAAACTCAAGATAACACATGGCAAAGCTTTACAGTATCTATTTTCAAAAGAGTAAGCCGGGAAGTCCTGTTATTGATACAAAGTCCCAATGGGGAGTTGTGTGCAAGGACTTTCCGTTTGCTGTTTACGGAGAAACTAAAGAATTGCCGAAGAGAGACTGGAAAGACGAGGACGGAGAGGATACATTTATCCCTGATAGACTTTACATGCAAGCCTATGAACTTGACGTGGAATTTGCATACAAGGGAGAAATGGATACAGCCAATGAAAAGGTGATTGGCTTTTTGGATTACCTTTCCGGCAAAGACAATTCCGGTGCAGAGCTTAAGGTTTACGACACCTACACCAAGATAGGCAGGCAGGGTGTCTACTACAAATCCGTAGAACCGGATCTTTTCGTTCGCAAGACTGACGAGGGAGATGTGTTGACATTCAGTGTTACATTCCGGGTTACTGACCCTCAAACTCAAATAACACTTTCGATCTAATGGGACGGTTTACGGTATATAGCAAGGACGGACAAACAGTCAGATGTGTACTGGATAAGCTGGAGTACACCGGGGTTTTCATGGCGGAACGCGCGTGCACATCAACTTTTATATCTGATGTCAAAATCAACTTTGACGTATTTGATTACATAGATTATAGAGGAGAACGGTTTGAACTGGAGCTTCTTCCTACGGTAAAGAAAATATCAAAGCATCAATACAGTTATGACCTTAATTTCGTTTCTCTGAAATACGAACTTGAAAGGTGCATGATGCGCAATATTGTTCCCAGTGACAACGGAATAGTCTACCCTACTCCTTTAGTTGTTGAGTTTACCGGAACGGTCAAGTATCTTGCAGAAAGGATACAAGCGTGTTTGGACGCCATGTACGGGAAAGGTGTATGGAGCATAACCCTTGCAGATGGCGTAGACAGCGAGGAAAAGAACATCTCCATGAGTAACCAAAACTGCTGGAGCGCTCTTTCTCTTGTAAACACAGAATACAAGCTGAATTATTTCGTAAAAGGAAGAAGCGTTACCATTGGCGGTGCGGAACCGGTAGTGAATAATGTTTTTGAATACGGCAAAGGTAAGGGGTTATATGAGATTGAACGAATATCTGATGCGGACACAGGGATTGTAACTAAGTTACGAGCCTATGGTGGCACAAGAAACCTTGATTACAGTTATCCGAAAAAGCCTGAATGGACTGACAGTATTCTCCCCGCCAACTACGCCTTATCTCCTCTTCGTCTTATGCTGCCAAGTTTTAAGACTGACGGAGTTACCGACTTTGTGCTGGCGTCAAACGAGGCTATCGCCAAATATGGGATTCGCGAAGGCGTGATAACCTATGACGATATTTATCCCTCTATTACGGGGATGAAGAACTCTGCTGGACAGGCTATTGACGAGATAAAGAGTGTTGACGCAATAACAAGTGAAACGCAACCCACTTTTACGGTACAGCTTTATGACTTGGGATTTGACTTAAACGAAAGCCTTACCACTGACGAAGCGCAGCTTTCCATGAAAAGCGGTGCATTGCAGGGGTACGCCTTTACTATTACTAAAATAGTCAAGGCTTCGGATGGAAGCTACACCCTTACGCTCGGAAGAAACACCCTCGAAGAATCGGATACGGATAATTTCACAGTTCCTAACAAGGACTGGAACATGAAAGCCGGGGACAGGTTTGTTCTTCTGAACATACTCATGCCACAGGAATATATTCGTTCTGCCGAAAACAGGTTATTGGAAAGGGCTAAAGAATATATTGCCAAATACAGCAGTACAAACTACTCTTACAATATAGGCGTTGACGAAATTTTCATGGCAAGAAACGCTAACTTCTATAATGAAATAATGGAAGGTAAGCGGCTTACTGTGAATGATCCCGAAATGGGGATAGACCATGAGAACGTGATAATACAGTCTCTCTCTATAAAAGAGGGAGAAGGGTTGATACCGACATTTGAAGTAACTCTTAATAATGAGCCAAGCGCAAGCACCCTTGAAAGAATACAAGGACAGATTAGTGAGATTGAAACATCTGTAAATAATAAGTTTTCATCACAAAGCGAACTAAGCAAACAATATAGAAAGAAGCTCGACAAAGTAGTTTGGGACAGAAACCTTGAAGAGAGGGTTGACGATAACGGAAAGGAATACTTGTTCTTAACCAAACCGTTGATTACCGCCTACGGAGTAACCATGTACGCAGGTGCAGATGTTCAAGTCCCTTCAATCTACGAAGGTTTCCCAATAGACGGTGTGACAATCCAATGGGTTGACGGAAAGCTTGTCGCAACAGGTGGAAAGGGTACTGCTAATGGTATAGTGGTTAACGGTAATACTTACACTCCTAATGAGGACGGAATAATCACCTTGCCTAATTATCCGACTTCGCTTGAATGGGGCAACATATCAGGAAAACCCAGCTGGATAGGTAGTACAAAGCCCTCTTACTCATGGGATGAAATTGGCGGTAAACCGTCAGTGTTCCCTACCAATTGGGAGAATGTTTCGGACAAACCCTCATGGATAGGCGCCACCAAACCGACCTATAATTTCAGTGAGATACAGAATAAGCCTACCACCCTTGCAGGTTATGGCATCACAGACGCTTACACCAAAAACGACATATCCGGGCTATTAGCCGATTACGTAACCAAATCAGGTGCACAGGACATTACAGGTGTCAAGTCATTCATAAACGGCTTAAATATCGGTGATATACTTGTAAAGAAGCATTCTGACGGAGTGGTTGAGTTAGACGGTGATTTGATTTTGACAGGTAGTCTTACCATGTTTGCACAAGGCAGTCATACGGCGTCCACCATTCTTGATGCGCTTCCGATTGACAATACTACATTATCCAAAGAGGGTGATGTATTAAGCGTAATAGGCGGTGTTGGAGGTGGTTCGGTAGACGGGATTATCCTTAACGGAACAACCTATTCTCCTGATGAAACCACGAAGTTGATTACATTGCCTAATTACCCCACCACATTGCCAGCAAGTGACGTGTATTCTTGGGCCAAGCAGCCGAACAAGCCGAGTTATTCGTTTGGTGAGCTGTCATCTCATCCTACTACGCTGGGGGGATATGGGATTACGGATGCTTATACGAAGCACGAGATAAACACAACAGTATACAGTAAGAGTGAGTGTGACGAATTTTTTGTAAATAAGGCAGGGGATACGATGACGGGAACATTGCTAATGTCAAATGATTCTGATATTTATGGTAGGTCTTCTGCTAATTCAGGTGCAGCTTATATCATAGGTTATAGAGATGCAAATATTAGTGGTATTGTTATGCACGATATTAGTGCTGCTAACAACACTAAGGCTCTATACATACAGACTAACGGATATGACGCGCCCAGTGACACTGGAGGATTAGCCATAACAAATGATTGTGTTACAGCATTCGGCTCAGGTGATAATGGTTCTGTATTCAGAGTGCTAAATGAGGATGATGTAAATCTTGGAGCTTTGTTTAACGTCGCAAAAGACGGCACATTAACAAGGCTTGGTAATAGGATTTGGGATGCCGGAAACGACGGTTCAGGTTCAGGGCTGGATGCGGATTTGTTGGACGGGTATCATTACTATTCTTTTGAAAGCTATCATAAGGTGAGCATAGATACAACAGGACTTGATAACAATACGTGGTATCCTGTTACAATGAGTATCGGTAATTCTCTGCAAACAAGAATTAGAGTACAAGGAAATACGTATGCTCCCGGGTCATGGAATGGCAGAGAAGACAAACGTATGTCATTAATATTGGATTACACTGTTAATGGTTCTTTTTGGGGATGGACATCCGCCCGTAGAGTAATAAATGAGATACAAGATGGAGCAGGCGCTCAAGGTGCACATTGTATTGGAGGTTTAGGACAGTTAACTAATTCGTCTACCGAATATGTATATGTCAGAGGAGGTGCAGTATATGATTTCTATGTAGATCGCTTTACCAACCCTGTATTAAGGACGTCCACATATACTATTCAAAATCAATCTGTTTCTCCCCAAGCATCTTATTCGTACGTAAACAGAACCAATGCCTTGCTTACGGACAATGTAGCGTCCGCCACCAAGCTGCAAACCCCTCGCTATATCTTCAGTAAGCCTTTTGACGGAACAAACAATGTAACAGGAGGAGCTAAGTTTCTTAATATCTGCATTGAGACAGATAACAACGGAAATGATAGTGGAAGAGGTAGTGAGATAAATAATTATAGGGCTGAATTAGACCTCCAACATAATACTTCTAATAACTTAATTTGCTGTATGGGTGGCGGCAACGTCGGCATAGGCATAAAACCTGAGCACAAGTTAGATGTAAACGGATCGTTTATGGCTCGTGGTATTATGAAATGTATGCAAATTGAAGTATCTAATTACTCGACCCAATATTACGCTGCGTATCGAACATTTAATACCGCTATATCCGGCACAGACCCCGATTATGAATGGTGTTGGTATCACGCTAAGGGCGAGATTACAAGAGGGCTTTCGTTATGGAGTTATGATGCAAACGGGACAGTATATAACGAAGTTGCCTCATTTTCTGCTTATGGTGGAAATAGATTTTATGTTAACGGCAATATTCTTACCGCTGGCGGAATAACAATGTACTCCGACTTAAGAAAGAAGAACGTCCTGAACAGCATCATCGTACCTCTTGACGTAATGGCAAATGCTGACCTTTTCGATTACATTTTCAAGAAAGATGAAAAATGCAAGGTCAGAGCAGGAACGAGCGCCCAGTATTGGAACGCATTTCTTCCACAGGTGACAGACACAGACAATGAGGGCTTCTTCACAATGAGTTATGATGTGCTTGCAACTACATGCGTACTGTCTATGGCAAAGCATTTCCAAAGATTTTTGATAGAGGATTTCAATAACCACGAAACGAGAATAGAGTTTCTTGAAAGAGAGAACAAGGAGCTGAAAGATAGCAATAAAGAAATGATGAACCGTATTATCGAACTGGAAAGGAGGGCAGCATAATGGCAATAATACCCGATACCAATATTAACCTGTCAAACAACATCGGTGCGGTGCTGAGGGATGCAGGGGGGGATGTTAATATCAATTATGCACCAAGCTTTTTTACTGCGGATGCAAATATTAGAGAATGGGCGAAGTATAAGCCGTTCAAATACCCGAAAAACTTTAACGTAACCGATAATGAGCGCAGTTCAAGAAACTGGGGGTTGTCTAATGTGCCGTATTGGGACAATGTCAACTACATGGCTGATTATGTCCGTAACGGCTCGCCTCTTGCTGGAAATTGTGGTACTCCTTATTTTGCCTATATACCTCCAGTCGGTGGCACTTCGGAACCCCTAAGGCTTGAAGATTTCAGGGGATATTATACTGAAGCTGTACAACCATATCTACCTTATAATGACTCTGTAATGATGGCTGACAGCACAACCGCCTTTTCAATAACGGTTCCTGTTAACGTACAACCGTCTCAGCAATACAACCTTACATTAGCCGATCTCCATTATATTAATTCGGGAGGTAGTGTAGTTGGTGATTGGAGAAATAGCTATTTATGTCTCGGACTGCTAAAGATTGGTAGTACAGAGTTTTATATGGCTACTGGTAACGCTTCTGTCGCTGATGACCCAACAATAGGCAATTATCCGGGTAATGCTATATTCGTATTTGACAGGGTTCGCCATGCTGCCGGAAAATATAAATCATTCCTCTTTGTTTCGAGCGTTAAGGATGTAGGTTCAAGTACGGCTCCTACGTCCGGTTTCTTCACTCCGTTAACATTCACATACGGTGAGGTTACATTGAAGAATTACGCGCCACCAGTAGAATTAAAAGAATTAAGCGCTACTAAGATTAGTACCGGAACAAAGGTAATATCTGTAAACTGCAAGATATACAATAATACCAACAGTAGATTATCGGCCAATATCAAGGTTACTATATATACTCAGTATGAATCTGTTATAAACACATTTACTTACAACGAGTACATTGACGCCGATACCTACCTTAGTTTCGGTAAGTCATATCTTGGTTCTCAAATATCCAATTTTGACGGAGCAAAAAAAGTGAATGTAACTGTCGTAATCAATGGACAAACACTATCTCAAACAGTAGATATACAGAATTATTAATGCAATAGACCATGAAACAGTTCAAATCATTATCAGACAAGCGGCTTATCATTGAAGCCGAGGTAAACGGGAAGAAAGGCTTCTTCCTTATTGATACAGGTGCGAGTGTTGGGCTTATTGCCGAGGACAAGGTAAAGAAGTTCGACATCGTGAGAGGACGCAAATACCCCGGCTCTCTTGTTGGTGCTGGCGGTGAAATGGAAGATGTGTATTACTGCAATACGCTTGTGCGGTTTGGTGGGAAAGATATTCCGCAGTTCCTCATTACCGACATATCAGGCGTGAGAAACAGCATAGAGCGTGAGACCGGGATAGAGATACTGGGAATCATCGGCCTTTCACAAATGAAAATCGCATCGATGCAAGTAGATGCAAATGACAATATGATAATAATAGAATAGTAACCAATAAAAACAAAAGTTATGAGTACATCAACAACCGCTACTGAAAAAGTGGCTTATGAAAAGTTAGTGAGAGCAACAGTAAGAGTAAATAACTCCGTAGACGAATCTAAGGTCTATGACATTGAAGCGGATGCCGAGATAAACAACGGCATTGTAGGTAATATCAATTCAGGCACAGTGAAGAAAGACGGCTCACAGGTGGCTACTTTCAACAGTTACGGCAACGAGAACCTGAGCATCAACCATAACGTGGGAGACAAGCAGGAGCAGTGCAACATCACCGCGGCTGTCAATACCTTTATTGCCGACACGAAAGCCAAGATAGCTACCGCACAGCCTGTTTCATTGTAATTGTACAACCATTAAACTATAATCATCATGGAAGATAAGAAAGAAAAAGAAGAGTTGAGAGATATTGACTTTGCCAAAGCAGAAATCGAAAACATTGACGGCTCAAAGTCTAAGATATTCGTAGACGGTGACGGTGAGATTGGCGTATTGGTTAAGCAGTTTGCCAACGTGATATACTCCCAGTCTAAGGAATTGGGCGAGGTGGAAGTAGCCCGCGAAATCTACAAAACAGGCCAGTCAAAGGTCACAAAAGAACAGGCAGCAGCCTTGAAGAAGTATGCGGAGAACTACCCGTACATCTTGCGCACTGCAATAGAGGGTGTATTTGATGTGTTCAAGTAACTAATCAGGAAGGGGTTGTGTCATGAAAAAGGTAAAGGTTGATTTATTAGTTATTGGTAACCTATTGGTTATCAACAACTTGCGAGGGGGGGGGGTAACATCCTCTAATTGGAATTGTTATGCAGATGAAAGCCTATATGAAGCGGACAGGGTCGTACATGGAGACTACGAGATTGACGGTGACAGTGATATGTCTATTGCTGTTACTGGTGGTATCACCATTATACGGAAGGAGGTATGATATGGCTATTGTACCTAATACCGATGTCAACCTTGCAGGTAACATACGTGACGTACTGAACGCTGCCGGGGGAAGTGTCACTAATGATGTGATAACATTCTTCCAAACGAGGGCTAACATCAACATGTGGGCCAAGTACAAACCCGTTCGCCATACAAAAAAATTCGACCTTACAGACGGAGAATTTCAAGACGCAAAGTATGGCTTGAACATACCTCAAGCAGGAAACTCTAATTTTGGAGGAAACAGGATATGGACGTATGAACTACCCGCAGGCGGAGAATATCAGCCTTTTAGACTTTCGGATTTTAAGAGCTATTACACTGATGCTGTTCCTCCTGTTACAGTTTCCTTTCCGTCTAATATTTATGTCAACAACGACAACAGCCGCGTGATTTATATAGACATAGATAGCTCCGCAGAGGGGATGCATCAGCCGTCTTATAATGTGTTAGTAAGGGAGCTGTTCCCTACAAGGCAGCATTGGTATATAGGCGTTGGCATTAAAAACCTGACAAGGAACCATCTTTTATGGAAAACGGTTTCACAGCCTCTTGAAAGTTCCGGTTCTAATGAATTTGAAATAACAGTCCCCGTACATAATAATTGGGAAAAAGGCGAGAGAGTAGCCGTTGTTGCCTTGCTGTGTTCAGAGGGATTTACAGGCGAACCGAATGACACTCCTACGTTTCCCGAATCTTTCTATTTATGTCCTACATCAAATATTGGATATAAAGAGTTTACACTGGAATTCCTTTCTATAATAACCAAGGGCATAACGCTTTCTCCGTCAGACGTTACTGTTGTTTTTGAAAAAAGATACGGAACTGATCCTAATTACGGACACTCTTACGCTTATGTTATTGATTATATAAGATATTCTCCTAAAAACGAGACCAGCGGCACTCTTCGGGTAGAGTTTTTCGTAGAGGTAGACGATTCAGAAGCAAGCGGCTACATATTTGACTTCGGAGGGTCGACTACTACCATATACGCGGGTTCTAAACAGACGAATATATCTCGTCCAACCGATTCAAGCGGAGGTGTAGGTAGCGATAATACCGATTTCGTGAATATAACAATATATGCAAAAGTGCAGGGAGATACGGATAGACAGACAATATTTTCAAGGGATTTCAATTTTTACACTCAATCATGGGAATAATATAATGTTGGTAAACCGTATCAAGAGAGATGATAAACAAAATAATAACCCCCGCTCCACTCTCACGAGCCAAACGGGGATGCAGTAGTTAGTTCTGATACTATGGATGATACAAATATATAAATAATTTCAAACAAGAAAAAGAAATGGATTAGATTAACGAAAAAGTATGTGGATAAAAAACCCGCCATGTTCTCACGAATAAGGCGGGCAAGGCAGACGAACAACACGAACAGTAATCTTGATAACTAAAGTCTGCCTGATTAATCAAATTTACGCTTACAGTTTGTACGTACACAAAGATAGGAAGAATTTTAAACATAACGATAAAATGAAAGAAAACATTGTTACCCAAAGCATACCGGGTGGATTCGCGGTGATAGCAAGCAGCTTTATTATACAGTCATTGGAGCACATGATACCTTGGCTGATAGTATCATTTTCAGTTATCATCTGCGATTTGGCGTTTGGAGTTAGGAAGAGTTTATTAATGAATGAGGAAGTACGTTTCTCCGGAGCCATACGCCGTACTATGGGTAAAATGGTAACTTACTTTGCCTTTGTCTGCATGGTTGTGATGATAAACATTGCTTCCGGGGACAAGTGGAACATTGATATATATTCCTGTCTCTTTGTGTGCTTTATAGAGTTTTGTTCTATTATAAGCAACATATTAAAGCCTAAAGGGTATGATTTTAATGTATTAAAGGCTTTGGGCATATTCTGCAAAAAGGTTTTTAATGTTGATAAGGAAGATGTTAGTGAGATAATAACGAAAGATAAGGAGGAAAATAAATGAGTTTAATTGACTTTGCTTTTATTGCACCATTTTCTTTTTATATAATAATTTATACACTTTCGGTAAAGAGAACCGGATATGTCGATAAATCCATAGAAAAATGAGTTGTATTTTAACATGATTTTTTTTGCAAATATAGCAATAACCAAAAACGAGGAGGAAAAGAAATGAATATTAAAGACTACTTCGACATTCAGGAACTTGTATGCCGACACGTGTACGAGAAGTTCGGTGATAACGCTTGGCAGTTCTTCGATAACCGCCTGTTGGAAACACTGCTTGTTATCAGGGAGAAACTTGGCAAGCCTATCTATGTGAATAATTGGCAGGTAGGCGGTAATCTGACACAGCGAGGTTTTAGATGCAATGTCTGCCAGCTTGTTGCAGAAAAAACAAGGCTTGAAAAAGTGTACGTATCGGCACACATACAAGGTACGGGCATTGATTTCGATGTAAAAGGTATGACGGCTCTTGAGGTCCGTAACTGGATTAAGGCAAACCAAATACTTCTTCCGTATCCTGTCAGACTGGAGCAGGATGTTACGTGGGTGCATCTTGATATGCGTAATGACGGAACAAAAGGCAAGGTAGTGTATTTCAAAGGATAATTATTAACAATTAAATAAAAGCATTATGGCAGCAACAGATTTATCATTCAGCAAAAACGAGGAAAACAAGTACGTAGCATCTTTCGTATCCGAGGGCCCTGTTACCATACAGGTGAAGAGACAAGAAGCAGGTTCGCTAAATATCTATGCCAACATTGACGGCATGGATGCAATCTACGTAGGCGGCTATGGCCCGTACAACGGTAGTGCCAACTTGATTTTCAATGTAGATGTCCCGGCAGGGGTTAATGTGTCGGTTGAATCGTTTACGGAAGTGTTGGAAGCTAAAAAAATAGGGCAATGAATAATATCGAACTAAACAAAGTCGCAATTCAGAGCATCGGCATTGACACCATACGTCTGCCGGGTGTCGGCTCTGCAAGCGCTAAGGGTTCGGGGAGTTTGTTTCACAAGTCTCTTGTTGACGCTTGGTTTATGTCAGGATACAGCAATGATAATCCTCCTGCTTCGATAAGTGGTTACAAGGGGCATGAACTTGTACTGAAGAACTTTGCGTTTGCTGGAAGTAGTGGGTTTGGAAAGTATTCTGTAAATAAGAGAACATGGACTGATACGAACCGTTGTGAAAGAATAGATGTAGACTATTTAACTTATACTTTCGTAAATATCACTGAAAGTTCCGGATCAGTCTTACAATATATAGATGGAGCGCAATTTAGTGTAATAGGTAATATTGTGAAGGTTAGGGTTGCTGGGATACCTGAAGGAGGTAAAGTTGATATTGGCAACTATATAACTAATATAACAGAAGATGGTGTTTATGAAGGAACTTATACAAGAAATACGAATAATACTACAACTATTTCTACCACAAATTGTATAGGAGCTACTATAACTGTTGAATTTCTTTCCGACAACGCAGGTTCTCTTGTATTCGATGGTGTAGATGATTATGCTGTATGTGACAATATGCCGATACAAACGGATTATACAGTGATATGCAGGAGAGAAATAATTAATACGAACAACTCTTCTGCTGTTGCTTCCAAACGTACTTATCCTGATAATATAGGAAGTTTTGGTGCTTTTGTTATTGAAAGAGTTACTGCTAATGGTAGTAAGGCTTTATATTCTTTTGGAAAAGATAATGCAGTTTATTCGTTTAACTCAAATCAAATAATATATCAAAGTAAGACCGCCTATAATGATAGAAATATCATAGCAGGAGACGCATCAGATACAAATATTTTGAGTTTAGGAGCGAATGCATATAATCTAAGTTTAGGTAGATGTCAGGAGTTTTCTAATGTTGCTATCTACTACTTCGCCCTCTACGATAAATCTCTCACTCCTGATGAAATAGAGCAAGAGAAGATAAAGTTAAATGAAATTTGGACTAAAAGATTAAACGGATGAAATATGTAATTGTAACAGTAGAATGGTGTTTGCAAAAGGGAATAGTAGTACCTGAGCATGCGCGTAAGAGTGTGAACGGAAGTAAGGTTATTCTTCATTATGACTTCGTGTCCCCTGTGTTAACTGACGAGGATAAACTAACGGTTTACGAACATAACAGTAGAGAACTTGGTAGCATCCTGAATAGCAGGGAGTGGAAAAATGAAGATTCCTCTATTTCGTAACTTATAAACTATTTGCCATGAAAGAACTAAGAAATCTATTGTTTTGGGCGTCTGTTGGATTGCTGGCTATGCTGCTGGTGTTCGTGTTTGCTTCGTGCCGAACGAGGACGATCTATGTGCCTGTTGAAACCAAAGTGCTTGACAGTATAGTCTACCATGATACAACGTTTCAGGAGAAGCTAATACCTTACAAAGACAGCGTGTCTACCCGCGATACTGTGTCATTCCTGCATAACCCGTATGCTTATAGTTATGCGTCTTGGAATAAGGGGATATTGAACCACTCATTAGGCATCTATCCCCAATCTACGGTGACGGTCAAGATACCTTACTTCATTGAAAAGATAAGAAGTATTGAAGTGCCAAAGCCCTATCCTGTGGAAAGGAAACTATCATGGTGGAAACGGTTTAAAATCAATTACGGAGGTGCGAGCATGATGCTAAACATTGCATGTGTCGCATTGGCCGTTCTTTGGCTTGCCATAAGGATAAAAAAGAAATAAGTGTAGAAGTTGGCTTTAGCTGACGCTCTTTCGGGGCTTAGAGTAGAAAGAAAGCCCCTATCTCTTGTCCTCTGTCTGCGAAACGAACACAAGAGACAACAATCACAATCCGAGTTGTTACGAGGCTTTCGAGTTTAATAACGCCGGGTTGTGATTTTTGTTTTTAATAATTACATGTTTTAAAGCAGAATAATATGAAAACAGGAGATTTGTATCAGATTATGATGTCTACGGTATGTAGGCATACGGGGGTTGGAGAATTGGATATGATTGAAAGCAATAAGGAGGAATGTGTAGACGCACGTTATATTTTAATATATTTTCTGTCTAAATATCTGACGGACGAGGATATATCCAAGAATACGGGGTTAACCCGGCAGGCGGTTAATTATATACGCAATCATTTTGAAAATAAAATGAATAAGTGGAGCATAAAGAGTGGTATATATGATATTGGCGAAATGCTAAAGCCCCCATTTCTCAATGAGGGCTTTTAGAAGCGGAAAGGGAACAGCGTTATAAATTTATAGCCAATAATTCTTCACCTAATTTGTGAAGCGCTGTTTCTATTTTTAAAGTTTGTTCCGGACGGGGATTTCTCATTCCGGATGCGTAATGCCATAATTGTTTTTGGTTTATTCCGGTGATACGTTCTAAACCAGCTTTTGTAAAGATGCCGGAATAAAATTGGAGTAATGATTTTACGTCCATTTTAAACGACAATTCATAGTCTCCTTGAAGTTCAACAGGAATAACACCACCAAATTCCTTGCAATCTTCTATTAATACATTAATAGAGTTGATGATGCCCGCTTTAATTTCTTCTACGGTTTTTCCGGTTGCTACAATACCATCTACTTCTTGGATATAAGCAGAATAATTATTTTCTGCTTTCTCGATGATAACGGTTAGCGGTTTCATACTTCATAATTTATTACTCGTTAATAATATCCTTTTTTGCTCTCTTCAAAGAAAGCAGGACTGGCTATTGTCCTGCTGTTCCCTAAAGAGTGGATTAAATTTCATTCAAGTCAGCTTCTGTTAAACCGGCTTGTCTGAAAATTGATTTAAGTGTTCCAATGGCTAAATCATCATTAGGATTTCCAGGAATAGGAATCGGGCGAGGTTCGCCATCTTTCCTAAAAATTCTATGATCGCCATTAGTCCTAATATGTTTCCACCCTTTCGCCTCTAATAAGGCTATCACAGCCTTTACTTTTAAAACTTTCATTCACTAAGATTTAAAAATTAAACGAAATGACTTATCAGTCATGTGGATAACGCTGCAAAGATAACTATAATTCTATCAATCACAAAGGATGAGATAACTATTTTTCTATCATTGTGATTTTTTAGCATTGGATGCGAGCAATGAATTAGCAATGAACTCGCAAGGTATTATTTCGGTGGCATAGTACTTATCCTGTCCTTTGTCATGCAGCCTACATCGGGCTGCCTTGAAACAATAAATATTTTATGACTATGACAGCAGAAGATTTAATGGCAATGAAAGCCATGTCCGACGGAACCGACATGAGTTCCTACGAACACTTCATGGTGGCTGAAAAAACAGCGAAGAGACCCAGCGGAACATCAATTGCAGCTATCACTATCGGTAGTGCAGCCTTGTTGACTGGTATCGGAGCTTGGATTTTCGGTGGCGTTTATGCCGCACAGGGAAGCAAAGCTAACCAAAGAGACATTGACCGACTGGCTCAACTGGCTATTGCAGAACGCGCAGAACGTGTAAATCAGCAACCTCGCATGATTGACTACGTAAATGTTCAGACAGGCGCTACGGCTAACGCTTTGGCGGGAGCAGGAGCAAGCGCATACGCACAGGCAGAAGCACAGATCGTGGCTGACCGTTTGACTGGTCGCTCACAGATGTGTCCGCAGCCCGTAGCATTGTACAGCGCACCGCAGCCTTGCGGATGTCCTTGCAACGGCTAATTGCATTTCGGTATCGGGGAAGGGCGCACTAAGCCTTTCCCTTTTTACAAAAAAACATTGCTACTTATGTTTTGGAGAAAGAAAAAATACAATATGGAAATGCTGAAAATGATAAAGCCTACCAGTAAGGTTGCACTGAAAATGCAAACTCTGATGATAGCCAAAGGAAACGTAGAGGAAGCGGAGAAGCTGTATGATTTTCTCGCTAAGGACATGGAAGAACTGCCTACGTTTGATGTTGTACCTCCCACAACCATGCAACAGGTAAGGGATACTGCCGGAACGATATTCGGCTGGGTGAAAGAAAATCAGAACGACATCATGCAAGGCATAGAGTTCTTGAAAAGCCTGAAAAAAGGAGGTGGAATGCCGCCTTCGGGTGCTGCTCCAGTATCACCGCCTCTGCCTCCGTTGTAATTAAAACAAATGCACTATGAAAGGATTTGAAATAAATTTTAAAGTATATGCCGATACGCAGGAAGAAGCGGATGCAGCCTCAAAGGCATTGCAGAACTTTGTAAACGAACATGCTGCCGAGGGAAGAGCGGTAACAGCACAAAAGCTGACAGAGTGCGTTCTTAAATGGAAAGACAACCTGTTTGTAAAAAATCAAATCATCAAATATTTTAAATAACAAAACAATATGAACGAATACATACAAGCCATTTACGAGATAGCAGTATCAAACAATAAGTTCCTGATAGCTACGGAACAACGGCTGATAAACATTGAAGCAAAACTCGATGTGCTGCTGGGTGTAGGAACGCCTGATTCTGTAAAAGAGATGAAGAGCCGGGTGCCGGCTCCAAAGAAATACCCTCAATCAGCAGAGGAACCCGTTGCTGAATAATATTAATAAAAAAACGATTCATTATGAGCTGTTGTAAAAACAAATCGGGACAAACCTCCGTATTGGAGCTTGTCCCCGTAGCCACAGGGACTACGACACCATCCCCAATAATGTATTACATTGACCTGATTCATTATCTGTGTCGTAACCGGAACATCTGTATCACCGCCCAATATCCTTTGAGCGGGACCATGAGGGCCGTTTTAAAGTCTATTGATTCTTTAGGCGGAAACCTTTATTCGCTGTCTATCCAATTGGTAGGTTCGGTAAGTTATCTGCCATACGTATGCGGATGCAACAATTGTGACGTATGCCCGCAGACGGATACAGTGTTCACTTCAATTACCGTACCGTTCTATTCAACCACAGTACCCACATCGGCAACACTTACCGTTACGCCTAATGTGCTGGTAAGTCCTACCAACGTACAAGACTGCTGCACGAAAACAAATGCGGTGGAAATAGAGTTCGGCCTGACTGTCACAAGCCCTGCTCCTGCGCCTGCCGTAGCTGCATTGCTTGGTGAAGATGAAAGCTTAGCAAACGAAACCAAATCATCCAAAAACAAGTAGTGTATGATTGGGGATGCAATGATAATAACCGTTTCCGTATGCCTGTTCATCTATTTGGGACTTTTCAATGCCATAGCAGGCATTTTGAAAAGACTTGTTCCGGTAAACCCGGAGAAGATAGGACACTTATCGGAGAAGCTGAAATGCAGCAAGTGTATCAGCTTTTGGCTCACGCTGGCTTACAGCATTGCATGCGGAGGTCCGGTTATTCGTTGCATCCTTGTTTCTTTTCTGTGCGCTTTGGCCGCACTATGGATTGATTTGCTTTTGGCTTATATAAACAAAAAATACGATCGGTTATGGGAAGATTTGTAATTGTAAAACCAAAGCCCGCAAAGACGGTTAAATGCCCGTCATGCGGAAAGAAATAACAATATGGGCAACAAGAAGATTATGAAGTATTGCATGGACAAATACCTCAACGAGTGTATAGGTAACTGCAAGGATGACGGTGTCAAGGCTCTTTTATTATTACAAAAAGACATTGAAAAGAACAACGAACATCACCTTCGCCAGCAGGACTTGCTGCTTCAAATAATCAGAAAGCAAAGCAAACCCAATTTTTGGCGGGAGGTGGGAGCAAACCTTACCGGGGATGCCATTTTTGAGGTGTTACTAAGAGGTGCAAGCAGGATATTCAGATAAGAAACATACTACTAATTAAAAGAAAGGGAAAAGATTATGACTATTTATGAATTGATAGAAAAGTACGGCAAAGGCAAGGGTGAAGCTGTAATGATAGAGAGCACCCGCATTCTTTCGGATGTGCTGGAGCCGATGAAAGAGAAAGAGCCTAAAAAGTATTGGCTGGCGTTGAGAAAGCTGTACGGTGCCATGAGCGGATGCCATTACAACGAGGAGTTTGCCATGCACGATGTTGCCGATATGGAATACACAGACAAGGAAGGCAACGAACACAAGGGTGGATATTGGACGGTAGATCAGATAGAGGAAGCCACCAAGAACAAGAATTTCCCGTCAGGATGTACCCGCTGGGATAAATACGTAGCCTTTAATGCTTTTTGGGCCGATCTGTGCAAGGTTTTGGATGGAGAGGATATTATCGAAGCGGCGTATGCCTTTTGGTTTGACGATGAAGATTGGATGCCGGGAGATAATAAAATATGGTCTTATATGTGCCTAAAATATAGCTATGAATGAACAATTAGACATATTGATTAAGCAGTCGGAAGACTTACCGCACTGGATGTTCTGCCGACTGCTTGCTATGATGCAATGGAACGTGCTCTAAAGATAGCCGAGGACGTTATTTGCAATGCTATACCGCTTATTGTTGCGGTAAAACTGGCTATGCTGTTAACCCTGTGTCTCTAATTCTTTCACATCCTCCAGTGCCCTATACAGTATGTATATGGTACTCATATTGTTTTTAAACAAATCTGTGCTCCCTTCATCTACATATTGCGCGTAATCAAACGCCAGTTCTACAAGTTCCTTTCTAAGCTCTTCAGGAGCTATAATGTCTCTAAAAAATTCGCCCATTGCGCTGACGTCATATTGCTTTTTAGCAGGTATTGTATTTCTTTCCATGATGAATATTTGTTTTAGGTTTTAAGCGGGCAGACTGATTACGCCTACCCAAAATAATATTAGTTTATCTTATTCTTGCTAATTTCCCGTCTGAGGGATTGCCGCCAAACAGGTGATTGATGTATGCTAATCCCTTTTGAGTACATGTCACAACCATTACAATAAATCCAGGATGATTTTTTCTTGATATAGGCTTTTCTGTCATTTCAAAGTAGCCTGCATCAATGTATTTCTGCTTAGGTTCATTACGATTTGCAAAGAATACGCCAACTTCCCTTAGCTTCTTGAAAAGGGTGTTTCTACCATATCCAAGATTAAGAATTTTGGCGGCTTGGCCTATGTCTACCTTACCTTCCATAGCAAAAGCTTTTTCAGCAAAATCAGCTTTAGGTTTAAGTCTTTCTATCTGTTTCTGCTGTTTTTCATTCTCCAAAGCTAAACGTTCCTTGTCTTCTTCCGCTTGAAGAGCCATTAAAAGAAGTTCCTTACGGGAAAGTTCACGCTTGTTTTCCTCGCATGCTATAAAATACTTTCGGGCTTGTTTGCCTCGTTCATTATTCTCGAGCATTGAAAGCTCTTTTGCCATGCCGATAGATAGTGCATATTCTATTTTGCTAACTTGCTGATTTTCAGACTTGATAAAATTATCATGTCTGATATTCAATAAGTTACCTTGATAGTCAAAATAGAGCGTTTCAAAATCTTTTCCTTCTACAAAGTCGTATTTATTAATACGCCCTTTTATCCAATTAGCAAATTCTTGTTTACTTTCAAGAAAAGAATGTAAGTAACGTGCGTTAACGGCTTTTTTCCCGTTGTTTTCACTGATAGGGAGCAGTTCTCCCAAATTGTTAATTTCTGCCATAGATTTATTGAACTTTATTGGCATTATAGGGCTGGTAGCCTGCCCATATCCGGCTTTTCGGAAGGGCAAAGAAAAAGGCTGCCCTGTCCCATTGTTCAACCTATCCAAAGGCAGATATAGCATTAACTATACCTATGGGGGTGGCAGCCACTATATTGTAGCGTCAAACTCGCAAGCATAAAAAACGCCTGCATATGGCAGGCTTCCGCTTGCCTTTGGATAAAAGTTGAACGCTGCAAATATACGCCCTTTTTCTATAACGCCAAATAAAAAACTTAATATTTTACTTTAACTGTATGATTTCTACCCCATATCATCGCATTATACAGCGAGGCGGCATATAGTTTAATCTCTTCGTTGCTTTCCAAGAACTCTACCTTTAATGCTTCTTTCATAGCGGTGGTATAAAGGTTTTGGTCTAATGTATTATCTTCCATTGCTTTTGTTTAAAAAATTAATGATTCTCTCAATCTCTCGAATATCTTCTCTCTTTCTTCGTATGTGGCTTTTCTTGTTTCGTAAAAAGAACCAAACAAATGAATGTTTTCTCTTCCCGGACTGACTATATACATTATTTTCTTAGCCATAATCATATTAATCATTAAACAAATCAACAGCTTTCGCAACCCAATACCATATCACGAAATAAAAGGCGTATTTGGCTAATCTTTCGCAAGATAGTGAAGGCTCTAACCCGGCTATGAAATTCCACGTATTATACTCATATACACAAATTAGATATGATATAATGATAGAAACCAGTATATATATAAATCTTCTCATAATCATATAAGTTTTAATGCTTCAAAAATCCCGGCTTCGAGTGCTTCTTCGTAGGTATCCCAATTCCCACCATCGTTAGGGCCTTTGGCATCATCATCTTCCATCCATGTGCCGTTATTGGCTTTCACAATGGCATAGCCATAACCACAAGCATTACGGTATATTTCAATATGCAAGTTCTTGGTTTCACGCAGCCACTTTTGAGCAATGGATTGTGTAGGTTGAGAAAAGCATTGTTTTGGTAAATCATCATTAATTCTATATAAAGTTTCCCTTGGTATATTATTAATATCAATAACATTTTTACAATACTCATTAAACCCTTTCTTTCTCAGCTGCTTCGCTGTCTCTAATGTTACAAGTTCTTCGGTCATGGCTATTCTTCCTTTCTGATATATCCGTTTTCAATCACCCAGCACAGTATCTTATATGCGTTCTCCAAGATATCCACATTGTTTTTATAATCTAAATCGTCAAACGTATAATTTACGTATCTATAACATATACAAGGCGGAAGTATTTGCAGTTGATATTCTTCATCATTGTATGTAATATAACTCGGCAGCTTGTCAAGAATGTCCTGCAAGGTGTAAGTGGGAATTGATTCATATGACATAAAACCACAAACTTGGAATTCTTTCTGCAAACTCAAAAACCATTTACCTTTGGATTTATCATCAACACGACTTCCATGCGATACTCTTGCCCAATACATACTTGCATCACTCGTATCCAAGCCAAGCTCCCTCAGGTGCTTCATCTGATCTATTGATAATACTTGTTTTGATTTCATATCTAATCTCTTTTTTAAACACTCTTACATAAAGCATTAAATTTGAATTTATCACAGTTTATAGTATCTCGGTTAAATCTGTCAGTGCATTTATAATAATGCTTACAGTTGTAACAAACCCTTTCAATCTTTTGCTTTTTCTTTACTTTAGGAAATTTCATTCTTAATCTCCTTTCTCTTTAATATATTTTTCTGTAAACTTGATAATTGTCTCTAAGAAAAGACGGGTTGCATTATCAGATATGATACATCTACTACCGCTGTTCCCAATCTCATGCCTTTGGATTGAAAAAAATGCATACTCCTTTTTAGTGAGCGCGTACCATGCTACTTTTATTCGTTCAATCATTTGTTTAATCTCCTTTCTCTTTAATCCGTTCCAGTACATTCCTGTTGGCTTCGAGTATCTCATCGAAAGAGGGGATTTCGTTTTTACCAACATAATAAAACATAAGACCTCTGCTAACCATTGGCGAACGTCTTTTTAATGAGTTGAAAATAGATGTTGTTGGAATATTCATTTTAATTGAAGCATCTTTTATTGATTTGAAAACGTAAGCAGTTTCTCCATGTATGCAACAAATCTTTTTTCGATAACTATCAGTCGCATGCCCATAGGAGTTATTGTAAGACCTTGTACACCATTCCAAGTTATCAACATTATTATTTAAAGGGTTCTCGTCTTTATGATTTACCATCTCTAAATTTAAAGGGTTTGGTATAAATGCTTTTGCAACAAGCCTGTGCACAAACATTAGTTTCCTTTCCCCATTAATGCTAATTGTTACCTGAACATATCCATGAGAATCTATATAACCTTTCATTATCCTTGGATACGCTCGTTTCCCCCATCTACTAAAAATGCTTCTAACTCGTCCAAAATTACTAACTTGATACCCAAACACTCCTTTTGTGTCTTTCCATACCTCTTTCATGTCATTATAAATTTAAGAGTTTATGAATATTCTCTATAACTTCTCCGTCTGTCAGTGAATCGTCCTGCATGATTGATTTAATCCGATTTGCAAGCCATTCAGCACCGGCTTTGAACCCTTGTTCAATGTCATATCTATCAAAATCGAAATGCAATCTATATTTCTTTGGAACTCCACGTTCTTGACATTTATCGTCAGCATATTTCCTTACTGCTTCTTCTATTGTCTGTTTCATAACTATATTTTATAAGTTATCATGAATCGATCTTCGCCTCTCTAATGTCTATTTCAATCTCTAACGTGGTGTTTGATTTCGTTTTTAAAAGATGGTCTTCTATCGCTTCTGATAAATGACTCATTGCATCTTTTTCGTCCTTACCTATTCTCCTTACATTTATTTCTTCATTTGAAATAATATATCCATTTGACACCTTTTCAATTTTTATTTTTACTTTCATTTTAGATCATTTTTTACTGATTTGAGGGTTATTCTTCTTTTAGTACGCTATCAATCAAACTGTCTATTTCCTGATCGGATAGAAACTGCTTACCTGCCTCCTTTTGCTCCTGAAGTTTAACTTTAAGCCTATTTTCTATCCTTTTCAACGCTGTACAAGTGTTCTTATCAGGATAATACCAATCAATAGAACTACAAACAATTAACTTAATATGATCAAGTTCTAAGCTATCCGGGCAATGTTTATTGAGAAAGTCTAAATCTTCTTTGATTATCTTCTCGTATGCGTTTTTATCAATCTTTATGCTCATATCTAAATTGTTATTCATTAATTGGTAGTTTCATAAAACACATCCATATCGTCTTACTTTGTCTTCCTGTGGTATGCCCAAATAACGGCTCATAAGGAATAAGAGACAATATTTCAATAGCTTTTATCTCGCTTTCGTTCCACTTGAATACCAATGTGCCATTTGGTTTTAAAACACGCATACATTCATCAAAGCCTGTCTTTATCACTTCCTGCCAATTAGCAGGGAGTTTACCATATTTCTTTGCCATCCATGAAGTTTCGCCAAGTGTTTTAAGATGTGGTGGGTCAAACACTACCATATAAAAGGTGTTATCTTCAAATGGTAAATTAGTGAAATCTGCTACAATATCGGGTTTTACTTCTATGGTTCTGATTTTATCTCTATCCTTGGCCGTGATGGTTTCGCTACGCTTGTCTATGAATAAAGTGTTAGGATTATGTTTGTCAAACCAAAACATTCGGCTACCGCAACAGGCGTCTAATATGATTTTCGTTTTACTCATACTTATTTTGTTTTACTCTAATTTTGAAAGGAGCACATCCTAATGAAAGGCTGAGTGTCAAATTCTAACTTGTCATTATAACTGTTGGATATGCTCCTTTTTGTTGTTACTTTTGTTTCGTCAAATTCTAAAAATTATAACTTATGAAAGAGTTTATAAAAACATCAATCTACTGCCCTGAAGAAGTAATTGGTCTAACTATCTCAATCTGCAAACAGCTTAACATTCCATGCAGAGGAAAACAAGATGCAGGGAACTTTATTTTTCAAAGAGAGCTAATAAACAGCCTTTCAGGAAAATACAAGATAAATGCTTCCGTAGGAAATAATTGTTTTTATTATTCTAAAAGTCTAAACCTGATTGCGGAGTCTCTCGTTTCTCGTAATATCCTGAACGAAGACGCTCTTCGACAAGACTTGGAGGAATTTTGTTTAGCAAATCCGCCACTGCGCCTTTAGGAAAATACATGTGAAATCCCCTGAGTGAAAACACATTTTTTTCTATAAATAAGTTTGCGCCCACCACGTTATTGTTTAGCACTCTCTCCAAGCGTGCAAGGAACTTTTTATCCCTGTACGTTTGATACTTCTGTAATAGTTTTTTAATCATAATATATTATTGTAAGCTTAATATTCCACCTCAACAAATTCGCCGTCTACTAATCTATACCAAGTATCAGCCTTGATATTCTTGCCGTCAACCACAACGGCTTTCCAATCGGAAACATTGTACGAGCTTTCTTGCTCCTCTGCTATAACCAAGATAGATCCCATACCTCCTCTGACCTTTACATTTGTTCCTCGCGCCACCGCTAAACCGTTATTTCCAGTTGATGAACTACCTCTTGATGTCGCAGCACCTCTATCACCAGCGGTCGCAGCACCACTATTACCAGCGGTCGCAGCACCACTATCACCAGCGGTCGCAGCACCTCTATTACCAGCGGTCGCAG